TCAGTAGTTACTTGGTTCTTTACTAACACTGTATAATTTAGGATAAAGATATTTAAAATGAATACATTACCGAAACCAGAATATGATGAACGTTTAATAAATTTTTATTATGCTAAACAGTTGAAAAATTATGCCATTCAATTTATGGCTATTTTTGCTGATATGCAAGTATCAAGTGGGAAAAATGATTTGGGTAGTGCATCTAATTTAATACATGTACCTATTAAATATGGAAGTATGGATAGAGTTGTAGCAGCTATAAAAGCTAACAATAATCAGAATACATTAATGAGAGTGCCAATCATGGCTGCTAATTTAACTGATTTTGAACTTGCTCCCGAAAGATTTTCCGGTCAAGGCACTGAAGATAGAAGAGTTTATATGCCAACTGGCGGTGCATTTCCAGATGATTTGAAGGTAGTGTATAGAAGAAAGCATATTCCATATAATGCAACATTTGAACTATCAGTATTAACTAGTAATAAAGATCAACAATTTCAAGTTATAGAACAAATATGTTTATTATTTGATCCTATTCTACAATTTCAAACAGCCGATAATATGTTTAACACATCTAAAATAACTACACTTGAATTAAAGGGTATTACATTTGATGAAAACTATCCAGCGGGTGCTGATAAACGAAACATTCAAACAAACTTCACATTCGAAACACCCTTTTACTTATCATCGCCTTATAGTCTTAGGGATGAAGTTATTAAGAAAATTATGCTTAGACTTGAGGCAATACCACTAACAGATAGTTATGAGAAATATTCAGAAACAGAAAGACCTCTCCCAGAATATGACCAACTGTTCAGTTTGGAAGATTTTGTAATACCTAAAAGTTAAATTCCCAAACAGAATTACCACAATCCCATATTCTATCCCATCCATGGGCTTTCATATTTTCCCATTCTGATAAATTTGGTTTAAAATTATCTAGTTTGTCTTTCAGTTTGTGTTTTTGAAATTGTAGTCTTGAGTAAAGTTTATCTGTATTTTGTTTTAGATTAAAGTAAAAATAATTTGGGGTAGCATTGTGTGAAAATGTAAATCCCAACATTTTATATAAATTGCCAGTATTCCATCTTCTATCACTATAGCTAACGATAGATTTAGGATTAAAATCTTTTATAAATTGTTTAAATAAACGAGATGCCCCCCCAACTACATAAGTATTTAATTTGTTAGAAAATCTTAATAATTCATATTCATGTTTAGTAAATCTAGATTTACTAAAAGTCATAACTGAGACTAAATTATTATTATAAAATAATCCATAATTGATTGAACTTTTAATAGAGCCTTGTATATGAGTTTCTTCTAAAAATTTTGAAACAATTTTATATTCTAATTTTTTTATTTCACATTTTCTACCATATATTTTTTCAGACCTACCTAGTATATGTGACAATCTAGATTTTACAATATCTTTTTTATATAACCATTCTGGCGATAATATTTGAATTAAACGAATACCATTGTGCTCACAATGCTTAGTTTTGTTTAGATGATAATTTTTATTCTTACCATTTAAGTTATCAGAATGCCAAACTACACCATTATATTCAATGCCTATATTTTTTTCTGGCACTAGTATATCAATTTCATATGGATGAAGAATTGATCTGTCATTGATTATTGTTGGGTAAAAATTATTAATAAATTCGTTAATTTCTTTTTGTGCTGTTGATATATTAAAACGTATAACTTTGATGTTAAATTCTTTGAATCTTGACCATATTAGATATACACTAACATTTAGAGAAATAGCAATTTCTGTTAAAGATAATTTGTTAACATGATGTTGATCAAACAACCATTCTTTATTATTAATATATTTATCTAGTTTATCTTGCCCTATATCAATCTGAGAATAATGATACACTGAATGTGTTGCGAAACAATTATTTCTCATAGCATTTTGATTATTACCAGCACCATATTTTTTAAAACTAGTAATTACAGCTTTATTTTTTAGTGTTTTATTTTGAGAAGGGTTTTCAACACCATATTTTTCTAATAGTGTTTGTTTACATTTATTATTAATATTTTTATTGGATAGAGGGTTCTCAACACCATATTTTTTAATATTAGAATTCTTCATCTTTTCAAATAATTCTGGAGATTGTGCAGTATATTTTACACCATATTTTTTAATCATAGTGTCATGTTGTTTATTTCTGACATTACTACTATTTGTAGGACTATTACCTCCATATTTTTTATTGTTAGTATTTTTTCTCTTATTTAAAATATCAGGGTCTTTATTTGCACATTTTACTGAACAGTAATCACTATATTTTGCATTATGAGCATCCCAACAACATTTTTTAACACAATATTTACATAATGGAATATCAATAATATTATTTGATATGTGCCAGTAAAATTGAGCTAATGGGGAATTATGTATAAGTTCAGGCAATATATTACACAAGTCTTCAAATTCTTCTGGATATAACCTCTTCGCGTTTGCATTGAAATTACCGATTTTTGTACGTATAAAAATATTTTTAAATTTATTAAGCATTTTTATTTCCTTTTGTGCAATTTTCATAAATAATAATAATGATTATAACCTATTGTATGGAGAAAAACAAATGGCAGCATTAATATCACCCGGCGTTGATGTAAGTATTATAGATCAAAGCTATTATATCCCCGGCCAACAGGCTTGTGTTCCGCTAATATTTATAGCAACAGCAGATGAAAAGTTACAGGATGATGGTGTTACACCGGCTGAAGGTACCTATGAATATGGTGTAATTAGAACAGTAACATCAATAAGTCAGAGCTTGGAATTATACGGTACTCCAAGATTCTTGCAGGATATCGCAGGTAATCAGCATCATGGTGATGCTAGAAATGAATATGGTCTTGATGCACTTAACAAATACCTTGAAGTAGGTAATCGTGCATATGTTATTCGTGCAAATGTTAATTTGAATGATAACTTGTCTGACACAAAAGATTTGTGGGAAAGAAAGATTCAAGATGCTGCAGATTACTTAAGTGTACTTGTTGCAGATTATATTACTCAATATAATGAAGAAAATAACTTAATACCAGCAGATGCTGGTTATAAGAGTTCTGTAAATGCTACAGAATTAAAAACATTGTTAGATGAATCATTAGCTTCAACATTAGCATCCTACTCATTCAGTTCTGATGAATTTGAAGTAGCATTTATTCAAGATCACACAATCGCTCACCCCGGTTACCAAGATGTTCTATTTGACACATCTGGCGGATTTTTACAACTAAGTGATATCACTGGTTTGATTTCAACAACAGCATACAGTGCGCAAGTACAGATCACATCTGGTTCTGGTACAAATACGTATACATTGACATTCTTGGGGAGCCAAGCAGTTACATTTGGTCAATTGGTTACAGGTATTAATAATATAATTGGTGCTGCTGGTACATGCCAGCTACTTAACGGTAGACTTAGAATTACAAGTAGTCTAGATGGTGTCACTTCAGCAGTCCAAATAATTGTTGACGGTCCAAGCGGATTTGCACCACTTTTCTCAAGCTTGAATCTTTATTCAGAAACTGCATCCCCAGTTGATGGTGTTGGTATCGCTACGTTAGATATCTACGATGACACATATTCATTGATCGTCGGTCAATATGAAGGTGTTGATGCATTGATTGACAATTGGACTGGTGGTACAGTAATTAGTGATGAATTTACAGCAGCAGAAGCTGAAGGTTTATTGTTAGCATTAGCTGCAGATTTCGATAACACTAAAGAATTTAAAAACTACACATCACTCGGTGCAAATGATGCGGCACGTAGAACAGCGATTGTAAGACAATTACAAGCGATGATCAACAATCCAAATACCGGTGCTCGTGATGAGTGGCGTGAATATAATGTAGCAGTGTGCCCCGGTTATGATGAAACGGCTGATGAATTGATTCGCTTGTCTCAAGATCAGTTTGAGGAAGTGTTTGTTATTGGTGAAACACCATTTGATAAGCCACCAACTGGTCCATTAGGTATTTCAACATGGTCAACAACACCAAATCGCGCAACATCTTACCATGCTGGTTATTTCTACCCACATGGTTTGTCATCAAACATTGATGGTGCTAATATTATGACCAGTGCAGCATCTACTGCTCTTAGAGTATTTGCTTACAGTGACTCGGTTACGGATGTATTCTGGGCACCGGCTGGTACAACACGTGGTGTTTGCCCACACTTGACCGATATTGGTTATGTTGATGGAGTGTTAGGTGGACCAACAACATTCAAGAGTGAATATTTGGATCGTGGAATGCGTGATGAATTGTATGAGTTCCCAAAGAACATTAACCCAATCACATTTATTCCGGGTAGAGGTATCTTGGTATTAGGTCAAAAGACTACTTCACCAGTTATCAGTGCATTGGATCGTATCAATGTCTCACGTTTAGTTAAATTGATCAAGAGACAGTTACGTAAGGGGCTTTACTCTTACTTGTTCGAACCTAATGACAAGATTACACGTGACAACGTTAAAGCAACAGTCGATGGCTTCTTGTCAGACTTAGTTGATCGTAGAGCATTGTATGACTACGCTTCTTACTGTGACGAGTCAAATAACACAGCGGCTCGTATAGACCGTAATGAGTTGTGGATTGATGTAGCTATTAAGCCTGTAAAGAGTATAGAATTTATTTATGTTCCAGTAAGATTGGTTGCTACGGGTGCAAATATTGGAGGTAGAAATATTACTGTAGGGTAATATTTGACAGTTTAGCAAACCTGTGTAATAATGAAAGGGTAGTTAAACTACCCTTTCTTTTTGGATAAAATATGACTATATCTAGACGACAAAAATTAAAAGACAATTATACTGATTCTGATAAATTAGAATGCAAAATATGTGGAGAGAGATTTTTACAATTAACTAGCAAGCATTTATCAAAACATAATATTAGTGCTGAAGAGTATAAAATCAAATTTAATGTTGATAGTTTAATTTCACCTATAGCACAACAGAGAAAACTTAATTCAATAAAAAATACTGAAAATAATTTAATAAGAATTGCTTGGAATAAAGGAAGTACGCGCAGCGTTGAACAAAATAGCACTCAATCCAAGACAATGTTGAATAAATATAAGTCTGGTGAATTAGTCCACTGGAATGTTGGTAATACATGGGATGATAGTATTAAAGAACATATATCCAATACTCTTAAAGGTCATAATTACTTTGATGACGAAGCATTGAATAAACGAAATAAAACTATTGAAGATAAAATTAAAAATGGTTGGGTTAGTCCATTAAAAGGTAGACCTATTTCAGATGAACATAGAGAAAAAAGCATTATACCTTTCACGCTAGCAAATCAAAGAAAAACAGATAAAGCCATTGAACTTATAAAAGAAAAAATCGAACTTAATAATTTAGAATTAATTAATATTGAAAATAATTATTATATAACTCTAAAATGTTTAACCTGTTTACATATATTTTATAATACTAAACAAGTATTTAATGAATCTAAAAACAATGGTAAAGAGTTATGTCCAATATGTCATCCTAAAAATATAGTTGTTTCAAAATTGGAAATAGAATTAAGAAATTTTGTTTGTAAATTATTACCTGATGAAAAAATAATTTATAATGATAGAACAGTATTATCTGGAAAGGAAATTGATATATTTCTTCCTGATAGAAATATAGGACTAGAATTTAATGGGTTATATTGGCATTCAACTGATGAGAATACACACGATTATCATATTTTGCATAAAATGCAATTTGCTTTTAAAAATGGTGTACGCCTTATAACAATTTTTGAAAATGAATGGTTATATAGTCAGGATATTGTAAAATCTAGATTATCTCATATTTTACATAAAACTGATAATGTTATATATGCAAGGAAAACTAATATTAAAGAAGTACCATATAATGTATGTAAAGAATTTTTAGATAAAAATCATATTCAAGGAAATGTAAATTCTTCAATTAGATTGGGATTATATTACGGAGATAAATTAATATCTATTATGACATTTAACAAGTCCAGATTTGATGATTCGGCTGAATATGAACTATTACGATTTTGTAATATATTAAATATGTCAGTAGTTGGTGGGTCATCCAAATTATTAAAATATTTTATTAATGAATATGATCCTAAATCTATCGTTAGTTATAGTGATAGAAGATGGAATACTGGTAAATTGTATAAAACATTAGGGTTTAAATATATACATTCATCTAAACCTAATTATTTTTATATTGAAAGCGGATCAACACAATTATTAAATAGATTCAATTTTCAAAAATATAAATTGAATGATCTGTTAAAGAATTATGATTCTTCTATATCAGAATTTCAGAATATGAAAAATAATGGATA